ACCAACAGGTCACAAGATATTGGGAGTTACGTGTGGGTTCTGTTCCTATCGTAAGTCCTGCTATCCTAACATGCAAGAGTTGCCACAAAAATTGTCTAAGGCTAAGAACCCTAAGATAGTAGCGTACGTCTGATGGATAGCAAGCAGTTTCAAGCTGCACGTAAGTATGGGTACAGGTCAGGGTTAGAACAAAAGCTTGCCCTGTACCTTACCCAACTGCGTGTTAAGTATTCCTATGAATCTATAAAGATTGAGTGGGAAGACCTAGCGTATCGAACCTACACACCTGACTTTATTCTTGACAATGGAATTATAGTTGAGACTAAGGGTATGTTTACTGCAATGGATAGACGTAAGCATATTGCCATTAAGAAACAACACCCTAAGTTGGACATAAGATTTATCTTTGAGAACAGTAGACGTAAGCTACGTAAGGGTGCTAAGTCTACGTATGCTCAGTGGTGTGATCGGTATGGATTTGAATACGATAATAGAGTTATACCTGAAGCATGGTTAAAAGAAAAGGGCAGGGTAGTACACCCAAAGTTTATTGCCTTTACTCGCAAGAAGATAGTGAGGAATTGATATGACAAAACATATACCACTAGACATAGACGATGAAGATTTTATAATAAAGATACACCCTCAACGAGATAGTAATAATAAGTGGACAGGAGATGTGACCTTGGGTATAATAACCTCACATGATAATCCCTTGTCAGACAATGACTATTTCTATATGATGGAGTTTTCTAATCTTATATGTGCTACTGTACCTATGATGTCGCTCGACCCTGAATTTAGAGATGAGATACAAGCGTTCGTAGATGCAGAGAAAGAAGAAGAAGAAGCTAAGAGAGTAGCGAACAACCGAAAGAAAAAGAAAGTTAAAACAGAAACAACTGGCAATGTTATTAAGGTAACATTTTCAGGCAAGGTAGATGGGAGTGCGTAGCATGACAGAAGATAGTAAAGATAACTTTAAAGGAGCGTATACTGTGTCTAGTGAAGACATGGTAAATCACCCACCGCACTACAATCAGTATGGTGTAGAATGCATTGACGCATTGAAGTCAGCTTGCGGTGAGGGCTTTGAGTATTACTTGCAAGGTAATGTAATGAAGTACCTATGGAGATACCGATATAAGAATGGCATAGAAGATTTAAAGAAAGCCAATTGGTATCTAGAATTATTGATGGAGACTGTTGACAATGGCAATAAGAAAAGCTAAGATCTATATTACATTGGAAGTAGATACAGAAGACTATCCAACACCTGTCGATGAACAACTAGAGAAGGATGTACAAGATCAAATCGAAGCGTTCATCTATGATGTAGATGGATTTCATTTAAATAAAATTAAAGTATTAATGGGAGATTAACATGGGATTACCAACAGACTATCAAAACTTCATAGCAACCTCTCGCTATGCAAGATGGCTTGACAATGAGGGGAGAAGAGAAACTTGGGAAGAAACAGTGACACGATACGTGGACTTCATTTGGGATAGAGCCAATGCTGACAACATCATGCACGACAGAACACGTTTGAAAATATGGAAAGCCATATACAAACTAGATGTTATGCCATCTATGAGAGCCTTGATGACTGCAGGTAAAGCACTTGATCGTGACAACACTGCAGGATACAACTGTAGCTATCTGCCTGTAGATGATGTTAAATCATTTGATGAAGCTATGTACATCTTGTTGTGTGGCACAGGTGTAGGCTTTAGTGTTGAACGTAACTACATTAACAAGCTACCAGAGATACCAGAACATCTATACAATAGCGACACGTGTATATCAGTGAGCGATAGTAAAGAGGGATGGGCAAAGTCCTTTCGTATGCTACTTGCATTGCTATATGCAGGAGAGATACCCACGTATGATATCAGCAAAATTAGACCTGCAGGTGCTAGGCTAAAGATCTTTGGGGGCAGAGCATCAGGCCCTGCACCGCTTGAAGATCTGTTTAAGTTTACTGTTAATATATTCAAAGGTGCTGTAGGCAGAAAGCTTACAAGCTATGAGTGCCACAGTATCATGTGTAAGATAGGCGAAATCGTGGTAGTGGGCGGCGTAAGGCGGTCAGCCATGATCAGTTTGTCCAACTTGTCTGACATACGCATGCGTCATGCCAAGACAGGACAGTGGTGGGAGACTGCACCACACATGGCACTCTCTAATAACTCTGTCGTGTACACCGACAAGCCTGACTCTGAAACATTCTTACGAGAGTGGACTTCACTGGTGGAATCTAAGTCAGGTGAGAGGGGTATCTTCAACAGGATATCAGCACAATATCAGGCTAAGAAGAATGGAAGAAGAGATCCTGAACATGCCTTTGGTACTAATCCATGTAGTGAAATCATACTTAGGCCATATCAGTTCTGTAATCTTACAGAGGTTGTGGTTAGAAAAGATGACACACGCAAGAGTCTACAAAGAAAGATTGCTATTGCTACTATCTTAGGTACAATGCAATCTAAGCTGACTAACTTTCCTTACCTAAGAAAGATATGGAAGAACAACACAGAAGAAGAAAGATTGTTGGGTGTAAGTCTTACAGGTATTATGGATAGTCCTTTGACTAATGGCAGAGAGATGGGATTACGTGAAAGGTTAGAAGTATTTAGAAAGGTAGCAGTTGATACCAATAAGAAGTACGCTGACCTATTAAACATACCGCCATCCACAGCCATCACCTGTGTTAAACCTAGTGGTACTGTATCACAGTTATGCGACAGTGCAAGTGGCATCCATGCTAGGCACAGTCAGTACTACATCAGGACTGTACGTGGTGACAACAAAGACCCACTCACAAAGTTTATGATAGATCAAGGTGTGCCTAATGAACCTGAAGTTAACAAGCCAATGGATACTACTGTGTTTAGTTTTCCTATTAAGTCACCTGAAGGATCAGTAACTAGAAATCAAATGTCAGCTATAGAACAGCTAGAGATGTGGAGAACTTATCAAGAGCATTGGTGTGAGCATAAGCCATCCATTACTGTTTCAGTACGTGAGGATGAGTGGCTAGAGGTTGGTGCATTTGTATTTAAATACTTTACAGAAATGTCAGGTGTGTCTTTCTTGCCACACTCTGATCACGTTTATCAGCAAGCACCCTATCAAGAGTGTTCTGAGAAAGAGTATAATGATATGCTATCAAAGATGCCAACAAAAATAAAATGGGCAGACTTGAAAGAACAAACAGACACTACTGCAGGTAGTCAATCTCTTGCTTGTAGTGGAGATTCATGTGAACTTGTAGATATAGGAGCCTAGTATGGGAAACAGAGAAAAGAGAAACTTAGGAAAGTATGACGCACCATTGGTGATTCAGTTTAGGAAGGGAATGGATGACTTCCAAAAGGGAAGGTTAAATAATCCTTTCCATCAGGACACGATGCAGTATCGTGAATGGGGTAGGGGATTTAACAAAGCCTACTTCGATAGACTAAAGAAGGTACAGAAGTATGAACTTAAAGAGAGAAGCAGACGCATGGCAGAAGAAAAGGCACACCTCCATGCAACTTGATCATTATCAAATCAACGCTAAGAAAACAGCCATCTATGCAGCTGAACATAAGATATTGTATCCTGCCCTTGGACTAGCAGGAGAGGCAGGCGAGGTGGCAAACAAAGTAAAAAAGATTATGAGGGATGGTGTACAGAAACTACCCCCTGATTGGAAAACCCAACTGACTTCAGAGATAGGAGATGTTCTGTGGTATTGTGCAGTACTAGCTGATGACTTAGGTACATCGCTAGGCACAATAGCTGCTCAGAATATTGAGAAGCTTGAGAAGAGACAAGTGAAAGGTAAGCTACAAGGTAGTGGGGATAATCGTTAAGGCTTTAAGTCTGCGTATTCATTTAGTAGCATCAAGTCTTCTGCGTTGGTGTAGTCAGGCATTCTATCTTCGTCTGTCTTGAACCACATCAACGCTCGTTTACGACTACGAGAATCCAACTTCTTAAATGCTGCAAACTCTTGTAGTAGTAGAGGAGCATCTTGTAAAAATGTTCCTTCTTCTTTTGCTTGCGTTCTAAAGTCACTCAACCTCTCACGCACATAGTCTACCTGTTCGTTACGCAGGAAAGAAGCCTTGTCATCACCTTCACCCCCTGCCTTTTCCCATTCTCTTTCAAACATATCAGAAACAATATCAGTCTCCTCTTTTAACTGAGGAAGCATGTCTCTCATTATTTTATTCTCTATGTTTCTTACAGAGGGTATGCCTGATTTGCTTTGAACCTTCCACTCCTTAATGCCTAGACCAGTTAGCCATTCCCCAACTTCGCTGTTCTTTTCTACAACGTTTAGTCCAAACAATGCACGTAACGCAGGTGCAACACGATCCTTCGTTTCACCTTCTTGAAATAGATACTGCTTATCGGGTATCTCTTCTTCACTTGATGGTGAAAGTAGATTACCTATACCCCTTCTCTCTAGTGGTATGGTTGCTTGTTGTTGAAACGTTTCCATTCCACCAATAGGCATTTCATCACCCTCTCCTGCATACTCTTTCATGGCAGTCTGTCTTAATCCAACAGCACGTTGAAAGTCTGCTATCTGTCCTATAGGTATTGCCCATGATGACAGGTAGTTACCTACAAGATTTCCTAAACTTTTACCCATACGCTCACTTGCTACTAGATCATCTGTAAAGTTTGCATCTCCTACGTAGGAAGCTATATCTTCAATGATGACCTGTCCTGTACCTGCACGTACATTAGTACCGCCAAAGGTTTCGGCTACATCTCTCAAGTCAAACCAATCCCCAAACGTACCTTCCCCTAGTCTTTTCATTGCTTCACCTACCCATAGGTATTGTCGCATAGGAAACTGTGGTGTAGTGTCTATACCTGCATTGTCTGCAATCATGTCGGCATCTATAACTTTATAGTCCTCACTTTCTGCAGTCATCCTGTACATGTACGCAGCCATAGCTGCCGATACACCTACAAGGTTACGAGAGATTCTTTGTCGATCCATGTCTGTTAGGGCAGATTTAAAAGCATCCTTATCTCCACGAATAACGTCACCTATCTTTCTAGTAAAGGGCATAGATGCACCGCCTGCGTAGTTACCCATCAACTCAAGTGCATTAAACATAAATCTAGGAAAGGGTATGATGAGAGTACCACCATACTTAGTAATCCAAGTAGTAGCTTCTCTAAACATAGGAGTGTTGGCTTGTTTTGCGTAGGTAACATCCAACGCTTTAGTCGTAGCTGACTCCATGAGTTGTTCAAACGTTTTACTGTCTGATCCTTTACGCAGAGATGTGTCATTATTAATAATAGCTTTTATCTTACCCTTATCAAGTGAGTCTAAAAAGTCTACATCCCACTCACGTTTCATTAGGCGTTGCATCTCACCAAAGAAAACAGATCTTCTAATGAGGAACTCTTGCATCCTGTTAGGCACGTTCACAACATCAACTACCTTCTCCATTCCCTGCAATACTCTCTCGCCTGTACCTATACTATCTCCTTCTTTCTTTCCTGTGATCCTACGAATCTCATTCATTTGACCATACATCTTGTCTTGCCACTTCTCCATGTCCTTACCATAGGTAAAGAACCAATCATCTAAACCTTTCAGATCTCTTGCTGTTAAATAGCTAAGACCTTTAAAAGAATTTGACCAGTTCTCTCCTGAGAATAGGTTTGCTGTAGCTTTACCAACACCGCCCTTTTGTAAATCAAAGATGGCCTGATCCATGACGTTGCCCATGCCCTCTAATGGCATACGAATAAGAGCCGAGGTTAAGTTACGTGAGGCAGTAGCAATAGAAGAAACCATAGCACCTCTACGTATGTTCTCTATACGTAACCAGTACTTTGCCATAGCATTTTGCCTGTCCATCATGTCCTTGTGTTTCTTCTCATCTACAAGGCTCTTTAGTCCTTTGCCGTACTTACCTATCTGTGCAGCTTTCTGTAGTCCTTTACCAAACTGAGAGAATGATCCCACTGTTCCTAATATAAACTGGTTATATGACATGCCATTCTTATTTAGGATATCTAGAAGTTGGTTGGCATCCATCTCTTGTGTGATAGCCATATTAAATAAGTTATCTATACTTCTTTTCTTTGTATCCCACTTAAACTTACTGCCCTTTTCCATAGCTATCTTATTAAAGTCTGCAGCCACACCTACCATTCTATCTAAAGAGTTCATGTTTAAAAGAGGATTAACTGTATTGTCTGCAGTTAAACCTAGCTGATCAACAGGAAGATCCTCTCCCTCTTTAAGAGTACCTGCCTTAACTTGTTCAGCTTTCATGGCTGTAACAGCTTCCGTATGTTGAGATAGTCTTTCAGGATTCCTTAATATAATTTGTCCTAACCTTCTATACGCTTCAGTATCTACTACCTCAACCATCTTTCCTTCTTTATTCTTTTTCTTCTTAACAATCTTACCTTTAGCTGACTCATATACTATCTTACCATTCTTGTCTGTTACAAATTCAAAGTTCTCAATCTCTCCCTTGTCATTCTTAATATCCTTTTTAACCTTGGGTACTTGTAAGTCCTTCTCAAATTCTTTTACAAGTTTTATTTTTTGATTTGCATTCTTAGTAGCCTTGGTCTTAATAGCTGTATCAGCACGTTTAGCTTCAGCTTCTGAGTTGTACTTAATATTCTCTAAGTCAATCTGCCTTTTACCACCTATCAAGTTCTTCTTGTCAGATACTTTAGGCCCTTTAGGTTTCTTACCTTTTTGTTTATCTAGCCCATTGGCAATAGCAATCTCTTGATCAGCAATCTTTCCAACTGTTGCATCACTAACTTTACCATTCTCGTTTATCTCTGCCCTACCTACTCGACCTAACTTAACTTTCTTTATAGATCTAAACATTAGCTCTAGTGGCCCACCAAGTATTGCACCCTCTGCCATGTTCTTTAGTCTATTTTTAAATCGGTTATCCTCTTCTTCAGTCATGTCGGTAGCTAAGTAGTCTGCAACAGCACCCTCTGCCCAACCATTTTCTTTTAACATGGCTGCTAAATTTTGCTCATCAGGATCAAACACCACAGCATCAGCGATACCTGCATTAATCATAGTATTACGAATACCTTTGAATCCTTTTGCTCCACTCTTGAGCATAGTAAACTTACCTGCACCAATCATACCTGCAGCAAACTGTGTAATGCCTGATGCAATTGCGCCTGTTACAGTGTCGTACTCGTCACTAATGATATCAAAGTTAGCTACACCGCCTGTAATAGAATCTTGCACAGATAATTTACCATTAGCAAATCCTTCTTTAACTTCTTCACGTGACCAATACTCAGGTATCAGTTGTCCTTCAGGAAATACAAGCCTACCTATATTTAATGTATCTTCTATCCAGTTACCTACATCCCCTACAAATTCTGCAGTTTGATTAATTGCTTCTTCTACACCACCTGCTATAGCTTGAGGTATCTCAGTTGAAAAGATAGCACCACCAACATCTTTAGCAATAGACATTCCCACACTATCATTCCTATTGTAGTACTCATCCTTTGCCATATCAAGAAGTATGCTGTCTTCTGTGTCTTTGTATTCCTCTGATTCTTTCATGTTATTAACTAGAGAGCCTATGGCTGTAGCATCTTCTTCGCTTTCAGATATAGCCAGTATCTTTTCTCTTAAAACTCTTTCGTTATTCTTTTGTTCTTTATGAATAGCCATCTCCTCTTGAGAGACTTCAGGTAAATCATTAAGAAATCCCTCATCATTTTCTTCTGGTGAGACAGGCGGTG